CTGGCACAGAGGACGAGGCAAAAGAAGAGGGAGAAGAAACTCCTCCTCAAGGCGCAGAAGGACAAAACCCAATTCCTGCTGGTGGTGCTGCTGCTGAGTCAGGAGAAGGAAGTCCCGAACTAGGTGGACAGGCTGGCATGCCTACTGCTCCCGGCGCTGGCACTATGCAGGGTGGAGAAGCCATGATGAATGCAATGGGAGGAGCGTCAGCTGCTCCTATGGCTTAGTAGTTGGTTATTACTAGTTCTTTGCCAACTTTTTTCTTGACGATTTCTTTATCTTCGTCCATGTAAATATGATTTTCGATTGATTTGGCGCTGGATGTACCACCGTATGTCCAGCCCTCTTCATGTATATTGAAACCAATTTTATTATAAATTTCTCGTATTTCAGGACAATCATCATAACTTATACAAATTTTATGTGGACTTGATTTGCATGTTTGTGCAAATTTTTCATGATCTTGTTTGGTAAAATTGTTATCATAAAGTTTGAGTTTTTCTGGCAATAGTGTATTTACAAAATATGGTGGATCACAATATATCCAAACATTTTTATCTGATGGTTTTAAAATAATTGTTTCATATGATTGGCAAGTAATTTTTACATCCTTCATATGTTTGGCTGCTTGTTCCATTATGGGTTTTGTTGTTATGTTCCATCCAGCTGGTTTTGAATAATACATTTGGCATTTGACTCCATAACGCACTCTTCCTCCCCAGACAGTGCGATTTACGAAGTAATATCTTAACGCTTGATCACAGTTCTCGTTTTCTGCAAAGAAATCAAACCACTCTTTAAGTCTTGCGTTGTAAATTGCCTTTCCACCCGGTTTGGTTGACGCAAGTGGTTCTCCTTTTTTTTCCGGTTCGATTTCTCTGCATTTTTTTATAAATTCTTCAGGTCTTTCTTGAAGTGCTTTATAAACTTCAATTAAATTTTTATCTAAATCATTGATCCATCTTACTTCCACTTGAGGCATGGCAAAAAAAATACCGCCTCCACCAACAAACGGTTCTCTATATTCTGTTATATCTTGTGGGACATATTTCAAAATTGTTTTTTGAACAGCAGGTTTACTTTTACCACCGGGATATCTAAAAATACTTTTCATATTCTATAAATAAATAACTAAGGACAAAATTTATGAAACCAATTGGGCCAAATTCAAACAGCTATGACAAAACACTTAATGATTTCAAAGAGAAGTCTCCATTGTTTCGTTCTGAGAACATAGATCCTGCTCCGGGTTTTACACAACAACCTCCAGATAATCAAAACAACATAGGGCTTGGAGTGCCATCTGATTGGACAACAGATGTCTTTACACAAAAAATAGGACTTGGATCGCAAAATAATTGTGATCCTTTTCAATCTGGCAGCATAGTAAACGACCTAGAAACACCAAATAGAAATACAATTTACAGATACAGCAAATCCGTAAGGGCTTGTGACGAAGCTGTTATGGATCTTTTTCGTAATTTGGTTGTTATTGATGAAGACGGAAAAGCTCATCCTGTGCCTATTATTTGGGGTACACAAGAAAGAGCGGTTGCGGCAGTTGTTCAAGAAAATGTTAGAAAAGATGAAACATTAGTTGTTGATAGAATTCGTCTTCCTATGTTAGCAATCAGTAGCACTGGCTTTGGCATGAATATGTCAAGATACACATATCATCATGCGATAAATTTTTTAACTGATCATAGTGGAAAGCCACAGTTTACTACCAATGAAAAGTATGAAAAAGATACTGTTTTTGGAGTTACCAGAGGTATACCGTTGGACATTGATTATACAATGTATGCATGGACATTGCAGCTTGAAGATATGAATCAAATATTAGAACAAATTATAACTAAATTTAGCCCGATTGCATACATAAAAGTGCGGGGCGTTTTGTGGGAAGTTGCCGTCAAGTTGGAATCAATCGGCAACAATTTACAAACCGAACCGGGAGATGCGGCTCTTAGAGTAATTAAGTTTCAGTTTATGATCAAGGCCGAAACCTATGTTGCTCAGCCAATTCGAAGAGAAAAAGCTGTGCTTAAGACTCGAGTGGATGTAGTAAATTCATTGGACCCTGAGCAAATTAGTGAAATTATGAACAGACTAGAAGAGGCAGTAGAGGAATTAAAATGATAGAAATAAGAAATTTAAAAAAGCATCCTGTACAGCTAATAATCAGGTCTAGATTGACACCAAAAAGCTTTACAGTTTTGAATATTCCGGGCATAGGTAATGGAAAAAATATTTTTAATTTAGAAGAAGAGAGATCAACTGAATATATAGATAGAGCACAAAAGGCTGGTCTTATATCAACCAGATATTTAGTAAACAGCTACGGTAGAGGAGAAAAACATGGCAATACTTAAGGGTTTCCCACCCAGCAATACAATTAGTCCTTCGATCCGCATTACTGAGAAGGATTTAAGCTTTATAAGCAGCACACCAAGCTTGAATCGTATCGGTATTGTTGGGTTTGCTTCTAAAGGACCAATTAATACACCGACTACTATTTCAACATTAAGTCAACTTACCACAGTATTTGGAAATCCTCATCCTGATACAGGGGATCCTTACCTAATTTATGCCGCACAACTCGCATTGCAAGTTAGCAATGAAGTTATGATTGTGCGTGTTGCCGAAACCAATCTTGTAAATCCAGCTTACGCTCAAACTGCCGAAGTAGCTGTTCTACCATCTGGTTCTGAAATTGATGTTTATTCAGCTACTGCAGGCACTTTTGATTTCGGTCAAGATGTTTTCTTCCGATGGAAAACAAATGGTGTTTTGGCGAGCAAAACCTTAGTTATTTTGGATGCTAATGCTCCTTTTACCGTTGCAAGCCTTGTTGAAGAACTAAATGCACAACTTGTTCCTTCCATCGATGGCATCGAGTTTTATGAAAATGATCCTGATGGCACTCCTACACTTGGAATTCGCACCACATGGGCTTATGGTCCAAGCGCAACCCTAGAGTTCGTTAGTGTTCAAGATATGATGGTAGGCGGGGCAAGCAATCTTGTTGGCCTTGGCGACCTTATGGAAGTTGCTGAAATAGTTGGCACCACTACCCACTATCCTGTGGATGCTTCTCACACAACTGCTAATGTTTGGGATTTCAGTGGTCTATCATCCCTAACCTTACAAGTTGTTGTTGATGGTACCGACAATGTCAACATTGATAATATTGTTCAGACTGTTGATCTGGATTCTCTTTTAACAGGTGGTCCATACACTACTGCTCAAGTTGTATCTGCAATAAACAGTTACATCACACTAGATCTTAGTGGTGGTTTTGAAGCATACACTAGCGGTGGTTATAACATCAAGCTTCGCACGCTTACTGTTGGTCGTGATGCAAAAATAAGTGTTAAAGTTGCTAGCACTGGAGATGCAATTCTCGGTCTAGATAATCTTCTTCATTCTGGTGTTTCACCAACTGCTGCTTGGAACGAAGTTGGCGCTGAAACCGCTGGTATTATCACAGGTACTGCTTATGTTGGCACAACTCCTACATTTACAGTGACTGCCGATTCTCCCGGCATAGATGGCAATGACACACAAATCGTTATTACAAACGAAGACGGTGGTACATTCAACATTCAGGTTTTCGTTGGTGGAGATCCCGTAGAAGCATGGGGTAACCTTACTAAAGATGAAAGTTCCACTTTGTATGTTGGAACCTATCTCGACTTGGTAAGCGATTACATCCGAATTACTGATAACACAGCAGTATCTGCACCTCCTGCCAATACTGGTGGAACAGGACTTGTTCTGACTGGTGGTAGCGATGGTATTCCAACAGACCCAGATGATCAAGACAATCTCCTAATTGGAAATGCAGCAGCCTTTACCGGTCTCTATGCTTTTTCTGAGCCAGAGCAAATTGATATCGATCTACTTGCAGTTCCCGGTCACTCATCAACATCCGTTGTGTTTGCTCTGCTCAATGTCTGCCAAAATTATCGACAAGACTGCTTGGCAATTGTTGATCCTCCTTTTGGTCTTACGCCAAGAGAAATTGTTGACTGGCAAAACGGTGTTCATCCCCTAAACACCACACAATTTGACTCCGACTTCGGTGCTCTGTACTGGCCTTGGGTCAAGATTCGTGACACATTCAACAATCTGGATGTATGGGTTCCACCTAGCGGCGCTGTTCTTGCAACTATTGCAAGATCTGACAATCTTTCGTTCCCATGGTTTGCTCCTGCTGGTCTAAACCGTGGTGTGGTTCCCGGTATTACTGATGTCTATGCACAGCCAACTCTAGAAGAGAAGGACATGATGTATGGCAACCGTAATGCCATCAATCCAATCGTGACTTATCCTGATATCGCAGGATTCGTTATCTGGGGTCAGAAGACACTACAAAGAAGACCAACTGCTCTAGATAGAGTTAATGTCCGCAGGCTTATGTTCTATCTCGAAAAGAATATCAGAGCTCAGTCTAGGGCCTTGCTGTTCGAACCACACACTGCTGCTCTCAGGTCTAGATTCGTTGACCTAGCAAATGGTGTGCTACAAAATGTTAAAACAAATCAGGGTGTTTATGACTATGTCATCCAGTGTGATGAAGAGTTGAATCCACCTGATG